GCTTCTCGTGTGTCTCGGTTCTCCTCCCCATCGTTATAGAGATTATTCACGATATCACACACGGCTTCAATGAATTGCGCAGGAATGGACTTGTCGTACTTGCTGAAATCTCCGGCGATATAATTCTCCCCAAGAATCTGATCCAACCGATTTAACAGCAAAGTCCACTCCTTCGACGTAGGATTCAGCCCAACGGAACACTCATTAACCAAATGCAACTCTGACATGAGGGCAATAAAATCACCGAAGTATTGCCGGAATGCTATGGTAAAATCCAGCGGCCCATTCAAAAATAGCCGAGATTTTCCTATCGCCACCTTATCATTACCAATAGTCTCATCCTTCAGCGTTTCTGTCCACACAACCGGGAGTCCCACTCGTCTCTTTGCCTTGTCTAGTCGTTCTCGTATGTCCCGATGCAATTTAGGATCTATCGCTATCACTTGTCCAGTCGCGTTACGTTTCACCCATTCCATCTTATTGCCCTTTTTCAGCTTGGCATACGGCCACCCTGGTGACGTATTCAACTGCACTGGCTGACATGAACTCTTACCCGTTCCATTCCACGTCTCATTCTCCGTTAGCACTCTTAACTTGCGATGCATCAAAGCCTTCAGGTGATGGGTGAGGAACGCCACATACCTAGCCATTCGCTTGTTGGATATTCGCGTTATGGGCCCAAAGAATCCATCCTTCGCGATCCTATGCGGATCCAATCCTCCCTTGGGACGTAGTAATGCGGGCGACTTCGTTGACAGGCCTAACTCCCCGTAGAATGGCGATCTTTTAAGCTTTGACTTACCTGTATTCATCATCGTCATGTGTGGTGCTACCGTGGCTAGGGGTTCAAATCCCAGCGCTTGCTCAACAATAGACACATAATCATGACTTTCAGCGATATACTCAGGTGGGAACGAATCTAACTCCGGTTGTAGGTGCTCATCCAAGTCAACGCCATCAATCAGCTTCTGTATCATCTCACTCGTAACCACTGACGACCAACCTCCTGAGGATGATGTCTTGCCAGCATAATGAAAGCCTATGATCTTGCCGATAACTTGAGTATTCATCACTATCAGCGGAGATCCGCAATCTCCGTCCCTCGTTACTGCTGTAGGATAGTGAAATCCTCTCAATATCTTCACTGGGCCATCAGCCAGCGTATAGCTTGACATTGCATCATGGCGCACACCTGGCACGGCTTGATAGATTAGAGGCGTTCCTTTCGCTGCAGGATCAGCTCGTCCAACCAATATACAATCACTCAGATCTCTAGATAGGCTCATCTCATCCACAAAAAAATGCGTAGCCTTTCGGAAACGCATTCCACTCTTTCGCGTGAACACCAGTAATGCCAGATCCGCCCCCGGTATCGTACGCTGTATACTATAATCCTGGCAATGCACAACTCTAGCATCCTTCTCCTGATTATAGAAATGCATGTGCGTCCCTTGCTCTACAGCTGGCTTGATATGATTGGGGATAATAGCTCCTAATCCACCCAATCCAAACATATGTGCGCGCGCGATCATAGAACCACCCTGATATACCTCAAATACGAACAGGTTTTTGCTAATAGGACCTCGCACCAGGGCTAAGGCCTGCAAATCTGCACATCCTTGCTCAGTCAACACCTCACCGTCTTGATACATGGCTACGGGATACCTCGGAATTCCTGTCTTGCTCTCTGTCTTAACCACGGGTCGTTTAACGACCACTCGCGGCTGACCTGCGTTGTAAGGTCCCAAATTCTCCTGTTTCACCAAAGATGCCGCCAGCACATTGGCTACCTCACCTTCTATGGATGTAACATCAGCGAACGCTTCCTGCAAGCACTTATCTGCTCTGACTCGCAGAGCCTCGGTATGCAGCTCTTCACCAGTCGCTTCACGACCTTTCTTGTCATACTGCGCAAGTAGACCGGCTATCCGGGGATCCGTGTTTTCCTCATAACCATTAGCTATTAATTCCGACCGCAACTTAGCAGCCGCTAGCCTAAAGACCGATGCACTATCATATAACTTACCCTCCGTCTTCACCATCGGACGCTTCACTACCACTCTAGCCTCTCCAGCAGTATATGGTGCAAGACCCTCGGTCTCAACTCGTGCTTTGGCTTTCACTCGCTCACCTCCCAACATCTCGCGGGCATTGTTCATCGTCCACTGCGTGAATGTTTCATCACCTCCTGTCTTCAGATAACGCGATCCGGTATATGCACTAAGTCCCGTAACTGCTATGAGTCCAACCAATGATCCAATGGTCTTTTTCCATGATAGCACCTTCTGACTCTGATCTGCAAGGAAATCATACAATTTCTTTCGCATATCCACAAGGTGTTTCCATCTTACATAGGTAGGGTCGTATGTGCTCAAGATGCCCTTCACCTCTTCCTCAGTCAGCGGGGACTCCACCAGCGCATCCAATTGAGCGTAGTCAACATCATCTGCGTTGCCACCCATCTCTTCAATGGTCCACGGGCGATACGCCAGATCATTCTTCTGACTCTGATGCTGGTTGAATTTCCTAACCATCAGTCCCTTAATCAGCATAATTAGCTCATTGAACCCTATCCAATGCTTCTCCGTAATACCTGGACCAACTGGTGAGAACTCCAAGGCATGCACAGAGTACTCTAACTCCGCCATCCCTGATTCAGCCTTTAACTTGACCGGATCTACTCGCCCCGTCTTCTCATCTGCCACCGCAGGCTTAACTCGCACTTCATACTTGAGATCTAATCGACGTAGAAATGCCTCTGGGTCCGTAAGATCCGCTTCTAAATTGTGGGTCAAGCTCATATTGGATGTCAAGATCAGCACAGGGGAAGTGAAGTGATATCGCCCCTTCGACTCCAATGCAGCCATCTGCAACGGCATGGCACACTCTTGGGCCATACGAATCACTAACGACGCTTCCTCAGCTCGCGATTCCTTGCTCTTCAACTTGAAAATATCATCTATGAGCGCTACCGTTTGATGCGTATATCCTTCCCAATGCTTCGCATCGACATCAATCTTATGCAATTGAGTCATATAATCGTCAATCTTCAACGCAGTGCAGACTTCCTTCGTTATGCCTGTCACTATGGTGGTCTTGCCAACTCCTGGCGGCCCCTCTAACCACAGTGTTACCGGCCCAACTCTCACTCCTGATCCAGAGCTAACAGCTGCTTGCGCGTACTCCTTAGACAGCTTCAACAAATGTGCAAAAGCTGGCGCGATCTTCTTGGCGTGCGGACTACGAATTACCTTCACATACAGCGCATCTCCCCTATTCCCTATGGGCTTCGCTCGGGCGGCCAATTGCATGTTCTTCGTGATCATATCTACACCACCAATTCGCGTCAAAGCCAATAGCTCGTCAAGCCAAGATGATAAGTCCGGATCCGCCTCACGCAACAACTCTTCTATCGTTGGCTTTGGCACAAAGAGATTAAGCACTCCGGTCGTGATGTTCTGCATCAATCGGACGATACCATTGATGGATCCTGCTCGCTTGCCCCATGTTAAGATCAGCGTCTCCATGCAAGCACTTAGCGATTGCTCTTGCAACTCTTCTGGTACTTGATCATCACCTTCCACGGGTTTCTCTGACACTAGCTCATCGCCCGCCACATACCTATAATATAATTGGGTAAGATATGTGACGCCCTTGGCCAGATGTTCCAAGATCACTGGGAATTTGACGTATTTTGTCAAGAAAGTATAGCTAATCAGTAGGATACCTTTAAGATCTCGACATTGTTGCAGATTGGCTATGAACAACATCGCATCATGGATAAACTCTATCATGTTATCGTAGACCAAGCTCGTGATCGGTGCTCGCATCACGGACATCATTCCTCCCTCGGTCACATGCTGTACAGTATCCACCATTGACTTAACCTGCTCTGTGAACGCTGTGAAAGTTGCCAAAGCTGTGTCCAAGCGAGGCATACAAGTGGAGTCAATATAGGCCATAGTCGCCGAATCCAATCCCGTTTTCACAGTCGGAGTCCCAAATCCTTGCTCTTCAATGCGCTCAAAACCGGGCGGTGACGTTAGTTGAAAGATTTCGCCTTCCTCCACTAGCATTATATACTCCCGAATCAACTGACGCACTTCCTTGGACTCATATGGAGTACCAATAGCGGCTATATCTATGACATCACGCGGATATCGCACAAAAGGCTTGGGCTTCTCGACGGCTTCCACGACTTTAATCGGTTCTGACTCCTCATCATCAGCATCAATGTCCTCTGCAAAGAACTCTGGTCGACGCACATTAGTATGAGATTCCTTCCGATTTTCTTCCATAAAGGGCTTCAGCACCTCTATAAACTGCGTGCGGAATCGCTTCTCAGTTGCTTGCTCTCTTGATCGCTCTTCGGAACCCTTCTTACCAACTTTCCGCGTCCTCGTGTTATCCTTCAAACTTTGAAAGATAGCCCTAGCTCTCACTCGAGTTAGATCCTCGCAGTAAGCTTTCCATACTTCTTGCTTGTGCCTCTGCTCTTCCATGGATAGGGAAGCTATCGCTCGACCATCTGCTAACTCCTTTGGCGTGGCTCTATGGGACATGGAGTACAAATTATTCTCCAGCACGTCCAGCGCCTTTCTTAATGGCACTTGCTTAACGTGTTGCCAGAACTTGTGTACCGCATTACCTTTAGCAGCCCCAAGTGCCAATGTGTTCACTATAGCACGCTCTTTGTCCTCGCAATCGAAAGCCTTTGGCATCACCGCTTTGTTTACTTTCAACGCACGCAATAGTGTCGTGAAATTAACCTTCTTAGTATCATACTTATCCTTCAGCATCGGTAGGAACTTCATCTTCGTACTCCTCGCTGCCGATTGCATCTCAAAGAATCCGGCTCCCAAATTGGTCATATTCTTCACCTGAGCGACTATAGCTCGCCTCTTATCCACCGCTGCAACTCTGTTTTGATACGCAGTAACAGCTTCCTCGTTTCCAACATTGACTAACATTTTCTTCGCTTGTCCAAGATTCCACTTGGTCTTCTGAAACTTCTGATATTCAGCATCAGGGAGCGCATGTACTCGAACATGCTTCTCTTCCCCGGATTTATAATACCATTGATTTGTAACGTCGAAATCCTTAATCACCTTCTTCAATTCCTTCTCCTTCTGGTATTGTTGTTCCTTCTGCTTGCGCTTAGAAACATATTCTTGTGATGGAGACTCAACCTCAATTTCCTGCTCTTTGTTTTGCATAATGAATTGCAGGAAATCAGATTCTACGGGGCCAGATTGGGTCTGACTTGACTGGAGAGTCGCTGGGGTTGTAGTTTGATTGGATAGTTTGTTGAATTGTCGGTAGACAAAGAGTTTTTGACTATTTAATCTTACAACGTCACCATAAGCTGGCGCAAGGTTGTCACTCCTTACGCTTTGCTGATGACACTGAGCCATTGCTTGAACTGGGTTGTTCTCACAGACTGCAAATTGCCTGCTCAATTGATCTGAGATGGGAGTGGGAATTATGCTATTCCCAGATGTTTCTAGTTTGACGGCTGGTTGTATTCTAACCGACCCATTGTCATTGTTTTTGGGACGCAACGATAGCATTTCTGCTTTCACTGGCGTATTGCATCCATAAGCTATGCCAGATTTCCTCGACACTGAACTAGAGACCACGAGACAATTCTTCTCTAGAGTCCGTCTATACTGGATATCCATGCGACTACGACGGTCATCGCACTTAGGTGATTCGACGTGTTCAACCACCAAAGCTCCTGGGTCCTGACAAATCCGAGTGACAACTACCTTCTCGATAGCGGTCAGTCGAACCATTTATCAAGATTATTGGGGGCAGACTTTGGATCTGCCGTTGTTGTGGAATTGTGACATAGGTTTACTTTGAAACCATTGTCGGAAAAGTCATTAAAAAGAGTATCCACCATCTAGGCCGCCTTCCTTGCATATACTACTCCAATGGAGCAGCACATGATTCTGAACAGCGATTTTACCTCAACTGTAATGTGTACCTGACAAGCTATCAGCCTAACTAATAGCCCTCACCCCAATAGTCCTAAGCGAACTAGAGAGATTTTCGATCGAAGCACAACTCAATACAGATCCCCGTCGGGGGTCGGCCTAGATGGCTTCGTTATGTGCATGGGAGTGTAG